CCTGTCACAATTATTGAACAAATTTGAGGACAAGGCAGACTCCGACTTCAAGTCTTATGATTGCAGTATTTTAGCCCTGTTGATCCTGTGTTGGCATAAGTGTATATCGGAATGGAACGGTTATGATGATCAAGACAGTCTTGTGGTGGAAGCAGCTCTTATAGCGCTTGCTTACTCCCATCACGTCACACCATGGTTCTGTGTGATTTCTTGGTTCGGTAGTTTGCCTTCCGGTAATCCTTTAACCGCTATTCTTAATTCACTTGTACAGCAGCTGTTATTTCGTTATAGCTTTGCTAAGACGTTTGGTATGAACCAAGTTAAGTTCTTCTTGCGATATGTATACCTTTGTTCTTATGGGGATGATGGAGTTCGTTCTGTTTCCAGGCTGATCTCCAACAAGTGGACTCCAGAGATGGTATCTCAACATTTCAGCGAGCTTGGTATGACCATTACAGCTGGCAATAAGCAAGGTGTTGGATCTTATGTTGAGTTGGAGGATATTGGTTTTCTCAAGCGAACATTTAAGTTTGATAGCACATTGATGCGCTATATAGGCCCACTTGATGTGAGTTCCATTGATAAGATGGTTAACTGGTCTAAATCGGGTGACAAGTACTTGGAAATAATGGGCACTAACCTAGAAAAAGCAATTCTTGAGACCTGTTTCCATGGAAAGGAAGTGTATGAGAAATATCGTTTGACATTGTTCCCGATTGCAATAGATCGTGGAGTCAAAATTCCACACATTTCCTCATGGAGGCATGGTTTAGATTTAAATGCCTCACGTTTACCAGAATTTTGGCAAATTGAAGATGGTCTCATCTTATGACTCGCAGTCATAGCCCCGTCGTATGCCAGCGCGACGTTAAATAAGGCTGGTACTCAGTTCACCGAGAGGTTAGAGTATAAAATAACACTCGGGTTTTTCCTTATATTTTTAATGAACACAACTAAAGAAACTACAATTTCCGACCAGGCCGGCAAACCTTCCGAGGAATCCGCGCCTGGTTCCGTTACCGTCAACACTGAAGATGCAAATGTGAAAATGACAACTTTGTTGTCTATTTCCAATCTCGATGGAGCCTTGACTAGCATTGCTTCCACTGGGTTAACCCAGGGAATTACTGATTTTCTAAGTAGGCCACGAATCATTTGGCAATCCGATTTAACTACTGGCGGTACCGCCAATACTGACATGTTTGGATCCAATTTCCCCAGCGACATAATAAATTCTGCTCTGTATGAGAATAAGTTGAGTGGGTTTATGGCATTTAGGGCGACTACAGTATTCACTCTTCAAGCTAATGCAAATAAGTTTCAACAAGGAAGACTGCTATTGCACTTTGTTCCTTTCCCAGACTTGTCTAGGGAAAATGCTTCCTGGAACTATAGTTTAGTACAAAAGACACAGCACTTACGTACCGAACTTGATTTGGCTAATGATACGAGTGTAACGTTACGAGTTCCCTACGTTTCGCCAATAACACATTATAATTTAGTTCAAGGGGAATTAGACCAAGGTTACGTGATTGTTACAATTTATTCTCCTTTGAAGGTTGGAACAGGTTCTAATAAGTGTGAACTTACTTTGTGGGCCCACTTTGAAGATGTAGAGCTCCAGACCCCAGTTGTGCCAGTGGCGCAGAGTGGAGCTACTTCAGTTAAAACCCGAAAGCTGAACATAATGGATCAGGAGCGTGCCGCACTTCCAAACAGCAAGACTTACATGTCTGATACGTCCAAGATGATTTCAGATTTAGGGTCTTTGTCAGGAAAGATCCCTTTGATATCTTCCTTGTCTTCTCCTTTGCGTTGGTTGGCTGAGGTAGTGGATTCACCTGCTGCCCATTTTGGGTATGGTAATCCACCAGCCTCAGGCCCTAG